TCCTGTCGTAGATACTTCGCTTTTGACCACCGTCCTTATGGGGATGCTGGGCCTTGGCGCTATGCGTACCTTTGAGAAAACTAAGGGCGTTAGCAGGGAGAAGTAAATGCAGAACTTGATCGAAATGCTTAAACGGCATGAAGGTGAGGTTGTCACTAATGGCCGTCACTTAATCTACAAATGCTCTGCCGGACACTGGACAATAGGTATTGGCAGGAATGTTGATGTTAATGGGGGTCTAGGGCTTTCCGACAAAGAGGTAGACTTTTTACTTGAGCAAGACATCGAGCGCGTAATTAAGGAGCTAAGTACAGAATACGGCTGGTTTAACGATCTGGATGACGTGCGAAAAGATGCTATGATTGACATCAGCTTTAACCTCGGTGCTACGAAGCTACGCAAATTCGTACTGGCACTAGATGCGATGGAAAAGGCAGACTATACAACTGCCTCAGAAGAATTTTTAAATTCCGATTGGAGCCGTACCGTAAAAGGCCGCTCCATTGAACTTGCATCTATGATTGCCACAGGCAAGTACCCAGAATAAGGTTGAGCTATGCCACTGCAAAAACTACAGTTAAAACCGGGTGTTGACCGCGAAAACACGCGCTACGCCGCCGAAGGCGGTTGGTACGAGACTGATAAAGTACGTTTTAGACGGGGTATGCCCCAGAAGATAGGTGGTTGGGTACGCCTGTCTGCCGCTACGTTCTTAGGCGTATGCCGGTCTATGCTTAACTGGGTCACTCTGCAACAGCAGAATCTTGTTTCTGTAGGTACTAACCTTAAGTACTACCTAGAGCGTGGTGGAGATTACTTCGATATTACTCCTATTAGAGCCACAGCAACGCTGACTAACCCGTTTACCACTACTTCAGGCTCTGCAACGGTCCTTGTAACTGACAATGCACACGGTGCGCTTCAGAATGACTTTGTTACGTTTAGTGGTGCTTCAGCAGTGGGAGGACTGACCCTGAACGGTGAGTTTCAAATTAGCTTTGTAAACGCTAACTCCTACAATATAACCGCCGCTGCTAACGCATCGTCTAGCGCCACGGGTGGGGGTACTGTTACTGCGGCATATCAGGTAAACACAGGTAACGAGATTGCAGTACCGTTTACTGGGTGGAGTGCTGGTGCTTGGGGTGCAGGTACTTGGGGTGTTGGCGGCGCTACGCTTGCCCCTATGCGGCTTTGGAGTCAGGCTAACTTTGGTGAGGATTTGTTCTTCGGTTACCGGGGAGGTTCATTGTTTTATTGGGACGCAAGCAACGGGGTAAATACTCGTGCGGTATACGTCACTTCTTTAGGCGGCGCGTCCGATGTGCCTACCATAGTTAATAAGACCTTTGTATCTGACATCTTCCGATTTGCTTTTTGCTTTGGTGCGAACCAATTAGGCAGTGCTACTCTCGATCCCATGCTTATTCGTTGGTCCGATCAAGAGGATGTGACTAACTGGACCCCCGCTGCAACTAACCAAGCCGGTAGCTTACGCCTTTCGCGTGGTAGTGAGATTATTACTGCACTGCAAGCTCGACAAGAGATACTGATATGGAGCGATACAACCCTGTACGGTATGCAGTATCTAGGCGCTCCAGAGGTATGGGGAGCACAGCTTCTTGGTGACAACATTACCATAGCTAGTACTAACGCTGCGGTTTACTCAGGCAACATAGCTTACTGGATGGGTACGGATAAGTTCTACTCCTACGACGGTACGGTTAAGACGCTACCTTGCAGTGTGCGTAGCTACGTATTTAATGACTTTAATACTTCTCAATATGCCCAAGTAGTAGGGGGCACTAACGAGCGGTTTGATGAGATATGGTGGTTCTATTGCTCTGCTGGGGTAACGCAGAACAACCGTTACGTGGTGTATAACTATTTACAGGACATTTGGTACTACGGAACGTTATCACGCAGTGCTTGGATAGACTCGGACCTTCGAGAGAATCCTATGGCCGCTACTTACAGTAACAACTTGGTAAACCACGAAGTGGGCTACGACAACCAAGAAAGTGCGACAGCAAGCGCAATTACAGCCACGCTCTTATCCTCTGAGTTTGACTTGGATGACGGCGATAAATTCATGTTCGTTAATAGGATGTTACCCGACGTAACGTTTGAAGGTTCTACAGCAACAAACCCCGCTGCCGTAATGACTTTACTCCCTTTACAAAACTCAGGTTCTGGGTACAACAACCCTACTTCCGAAGGCGGGGTTAATAACGCTACAGTAACTCGTTCAGCCACAGTACCTATTGAGCAGTTTACAGGGCAAGTCTTTGTGCGAGTACGTGGTAGGCAGATGGCATTTAAGATGGAATCTACTGAACTGGGGGTAGCTTGGAAGCTAGGCATACCACGTTTGGATATGCGTCCTGACGGTAGGAGGGGCTAGTGGCTGAGCGGTTAGTACAAAAAGTTCAGTCGCCCGCACTGCCTATACCTACAGGAGGCCCGTTAAAAAGGTACCTTGATGCCCTTAATAATATCTTACGTCTATTCTTTAATTTAATAGCAAGTGCTGTAAACAGTGTGGTTGGGGAGTATGGAGGCCGGTTTATAGAGGCTCCTAACGCTAAGTTCTTCTCTACTGTAGATCAGACTGCCAGCGTTATAAACACAGCGTATGCGCTACAGTTTGAGAATACGTACTTAGGCGAGGCCATAAGTATAACGGGAACGCCGAAGACAAGAATAACTCCACTCTACTCAGGGGTGTACAACTTTGAACTCTCGGTAGAACTGACCAGTACTAATGCTAATTCAAAAGAACTGTCGTTCTGGGTACGTAGGAGCGGAGTAGACATAGCAAATACTGGTAGACTGCACGTCGTGGCGGGTTCTGGCGGCGTAGACGACTTTACCTACAGCTTTACAATAGACATACAAGCGGGGCAGTACTTAGAACTTATGTGGGCAACAGACAATACAGGCATAACGATTGATTATCAGGCGGCTGCTAGTCCCCGCCCTGCTGTGCCGTCCACTTTATTAACAGTAACTTTTGTGTCAGCGTTGCCAGAAACGCTACCGACACCGTAGGGATAGGTATGGCCAGCGCAGAAGTACAAAACATAGTTGATCAGTTAAATTTAGGGACCACAACGGTTTCGGATTTAGTAAAGTTGTACCCATCGTTTACTGCCGCTGAAATACAGTCTAACTGGGATGCCATTAACAAAGAGAACAACTATGTAGCCCCTACCCCCGCTGCATCTGATTCTGACGAAGGCTTCGATATTTTGGAAGAATTAGGAATAGGGGCAGTGAAAGGTCTTAATAATGCGATATGGAAGCCAACACAACGTACTTGGGTTAATAATCAATCACCAGTAATTTCGATGGCAGTTCCAGCGGGAGTAGGCCCAAATAGCCCTTATGCGCTTAGTGCTGCTGATAACACTGCAAATAAGGCAAGCGCAGGGGATTTGCTTAATACTGCAAACACCACAAACAACGTCATCGAGAATGCACAAAACACGATAGGTAATTTACAGGACTACAACAAAGTAAAAGATGCAGTCGCACTGGGCGACGCTAGCTTAACGGACCTCGCAAATGCTGAAGGTGTTTTTGCCGGAAGCTTAGGTTCTGTAGTTGGTGCAGTGAGTGGGGAAGAATCTACAGCAGAATCCATAGTGCTAAATATTTTGTCTTCAAACCCTGCGACAGCTCCTTTTGCTTTAGCTTACAGACTCTTTGACGCTATGGATTTGTTTGGTGGCGGAGGCATGGAAGCAACCCCAATGACTCCAGAAGAAAGGGAGTTATTTAACGCCGCTCAACAAGTAGACATGGCTATAAATTTATCACAAAGAGCTTTAGGTAACGATTTTGACTTTGAAGGAGAAGGAGAAACTGTTGAAGCCACTGTTTTAGATGCTTTCGACACTGTTAACGCACTTTCGGATTCCGGCTTAGAATTTTTTGGTGATGACAAAGATGTACTTTTAGACCAGCTAGCAAATAGTGGGGTTGCTGATGATTATGCAAGCCTTGGTAATTCGCTAAGAACAGACGATGGATATAACTCAGGTTTTGCTCCTATCTTTACTACTGGTGATCCGATACTGGGCAATGCTGGAGAGATGGGTAGCGGGGGTGCGGAAGGAGGCTATTATGATCAATTTTCACCCGAAGAAATAGCCGCAATGAATCGAGCCAATGAGATTGTTGCCGACATAGGATTAAATATTGCTCAAGGTGGACTCCTTGGGGTTCGGAATATTACTGATCTTGCCGGTGCTAACAATCCTGTATCAGGTTTTCTTAAAGAAGGTGAATCTAAGTTAGGCGATTTGATGTCTGACACATCAAAAGAAAACAAAGAAGAAATGAGCCGCATATACCAAGACGCTGTAGGAACAGGCGCATGGAATGAACTTAAAGCTGCTGCTGAAATGCTTGGTGTTGATCCTGTTAACCTAATCGCTAACGCTTTAGGGACAAGCCTTTTACCTATAGGGGCTACAGGGACGGTTGCAAAAGTAGTTAGCAAGGCTCTTCCTGCTGCCACTATTACTCCTGTTGCAGCTAATGTCATAGCACAAGGAGCAATAGGAGGAGCAACAGGGATTGGAGTTGCTAAGGCCGCCCAGTATGATGCCGTGTATGATTACGCTATAAGCCAAGGATATAACTCAGATGTAGCAACCTCAATGGCTATTGAGGGTCAGTCTTATAGTTTAGACAATTTAGGAAGCCACACTTTATCTGCGCTTATTGGGACTATAGCAGGATCAACAGGTGTAGAAGCTTCCGCAAATAGATTACTTACCGGCCTTGGAAAGTCGGGTGCTTCAAATATGGTAAGAGGGGCGATAGGAGAAGGGATAGGCGAGTTTTTTGAGGGTGGAGCTGAATCTGATGCAGCCAACCTTGCAGAAATAGCCGCAGGTTCTGACATAAATAGAAGTGATGGAACCGTTTTAAACGCATCCCTTGAAATGGGTGTAGGTGGCGGAACGGGAGCCTCAGTATCGGGCGTTGAATCTATTTTTTCAGATACTACAGAAGGAACTGGTTCAGATTTTGATCCCGAAAACACATGGTCTACCGAACCTGTTACCGAATTAACTGGCCTTGCTCCTGCTGCTGATGCAGCTACTACGCTTATCAGTGATGGTACTGCTGTTACTGATGGTGCTGCTGTTACTGATGGTGCTGGTGGTGCTGATGCAGCTACTACGCTTATCAGTGATGGTACTGCTGTTGCTGGTGGTGCTGATGCAACTACTACTCTTATCGGCGGTACACCTATTGGTAGCGTTGTTACTCCTGCTATTACTACTGCTACTACTGCTGGTGCTAGTGGTGTAAATGGTTGGTTAGTGTTAGCAGCGGCAGCGGCAGCGGCAGTAATAGCCAGTGGAGGAAGTGAAAGCAGCGCGGCAACGGCAGCTACAGCAGCAGCAATAGATGCGGGGGCAAGTGTAGACGTAGCAACAACTGTAGGGGCCGAAGCTGCTACTAATGCGGTTACTGACTTGCTAGCTGATATTACTTTAACTCCATCTAGTGCCGCTCCTGCTGCTGGTGGTGCTCCTGCTGGTGGTTATCTCGACGACATAATTATTGGTGGTGCTCCTGCTGCTGATGCTGGTGGTGCTCTCACTCCCGCTCAACTAGCTGCCGCTCAGACTGCTGCGGTTAACAAAATTCTTGTTTCTACGCATGGGTATACGCTCAATGCAGATGGCTCTGTATCCTCACCGGGTCAAGTAGCCGCTGCCGCTGCCGCTGGTGGTGTTGATACTACTACTGGTGTTGATACTACTACTGCTGGTGTTGCTCTCACTCCCGCTCAACTAGCTGCCGCTCAGACTGCTGCGGTTAACAAAATTCTTGTTTCTAAGTATGGGTATACACCTAATCCAGATGGCTCTGTATCCCCGCCAAGTCAACTAGCTGCTGCTGGTGGTGCTAATGCTGCTGGTGGTGCTAATGCTGCTGGTGGTGCTAATGCTAATGCTGCTGGTGGTGCTAATGCTAATGCTGCTGGTGGTGCTAATGCTGCTGGTGGTGCTAATGCTGCTGGTGGTGCTAATGCT